TTTAGATCCTGAGCCGGAGGCTGGCTTTGTCATTATCGACCCTTCTGTCGGCAAGAAGAAGAATGACAAAGTCGCTATCGGCGTCGTCCTTATCTTCGACGGCATTCCAGTCCTCTGGGACATGAAGATAGATTCCTTTGATCCAGCAGCGCAGATCTACGAATCTTTGATGTTCGCATCGCAATATGGATTGATGGCAGTTATTGTTGAAGCAGTCGCCTATCAATCAACTCTCTGCTTCTGGATGGAGAGAGCTAAAATTAGACATGGATTCACCGGCTTGCGAATCCTAGAAATCTATCCTGGCGTCTCGATGAAAGCAACTAGAATCATCACCGCCCTTAAACAATTGACTAATTCTGCTCGCGAGCTGCAAGTCCATCCACGCGTCAAGACGCAAGTAGTGCATCAGATCGTGCATTATAATCCGCTGAAGCAGAAGAATGTGGATGACATTCTAGACTTGCTAGCTTACGCTTATCCAGCGTTGAAGCAATTCGGAATGCTCCTTCTCAAACCCTACGAACTCCCGCCGGCAGTATCAGCTGCCTTCACCGAAGACTTAGAGATTGGATTCTAAAATGGCAACAACCAACCCCAAGGCTACTACTGGCGCTACTCGCGCTATCACCTTCAATAAAGCTTCTCAAGAAAGCCTGATTAAATACATGATGGAATGCGTTCGCGGCATGTCTTCGACAAGCAACATGCGCAATCGCCTTTTGGAGATGGATAAGCTTTATCAGCGCGAGACAGACTTAACTGCTGCGCAAAGAAGGGCGAGAGCAGCTAATCGCGCTGGAGATGCTAGCAAGATTCAAGACGTAGTGATCCCTGTCGTTCAGCCGCAAGTTGAATCGATCCTCTCCTTCCTCTCGAATATCTTCCTATCCTCCTACCCCCTATTTCCTGTTCTCTCTAAGCCGCAGATGATGGATGCTGCTTTGCAGATGGAAGCTGTTATCGGCGAGCAGGGCATCCGCTTTGGCTGGGCAGCAGAGCTAATGCAAGTCTTGCGCGATGCAGTTAAATACAATATCTGCGCATGCGAAGTAGACTGGGTCGAGCAGAAGACTTATTCTGTCCAGAATGACGCAATGCAAGATGTCAAGAACGGCGTCAAAGTCGAAACAGTCTACGAAGGCAATTCGATAAAGCGCCGGGATCCATATAATGTTATTTACGATCTTCGCGTGCCGCCTTTCGAGATGCATACGCGCGGAGAATACTGCGGCTTCACAGAGCTTATCGGCCGCATCGAGCTCAAGCGCAGATTCGCCGAGCTAGACCCAACTCTCACAATGAACGCAAGGGAAGCTTTCGAAAGCGGCGATGCCACCTACGCATCTGTCACCGGCAGCGATGCTTTCTACGTTCCGCAAGTTAATAGCGATGCTCTGCTAGATCCTTCCACCCTCGACGGTCAAACTAACTGGATGGCCTGGGGCGGGCTGGAAACGCAGAACACTATCAAATATTCCAACATGTACGAGTGGACAGTTCTCTACGCTCGTATCCTGCCGTCAGAACACGGTATTGGCGGGCCGGCTCCGCAGACTCCGCAGATCTTTAAGCTCATTTACATTAACAGGAAGGTTCTCGTCTACGCTCAACGCATGACGAATGCTCACGACTACTTGCCGATGATCATCGCGCAGGCTCTAGAAGATGGCCTCGGCTGGCAGACTAAGAGCTTCACAGATAACATAGCTCCTTATCAGACTATCGCATCTGGCCTCTTCAAGTCTGGCATGGAATCTCAAAGGCGGAAAGTCTACGATCGAATCTTCTACGATCCTTCCCGCATCGCTAAAGCAGATATCGATAATACAAGTGTCGTTGCCAGGGTCCCTATTAAGTCTGAAGCCTACGGAAAGCCTATTACCGAAGCGTTCGCCGTGGTCCCCTATCGAGATGATAATGTTAACTTGACATTCGACACTGCGATGCGCGTGACAGAAATGTCAGATGTTGTCTCAGGTCAGAATCGTGTGCAGCGCGGGCAGTTCCAGAAAGGCAATAAGACACGCACCGAATTTAATGAGACGATGGATGCTAGCAATTCTCGTCCGATGATGACAGCGCAGCTTCTCGAGGTTCGTCTCTTTCAGCCGATCAAGCATATCCTCAAAATCAATACGCTGCAGTATCAACCTCCAGTTAATCTCTTCGATAGAAAGACGAAGGAAGAGATTAGCGTCGATCCTGTCCAGCTGAGAAAGACTGCTCCTGAATTCAAGCTGGCTGATGGCTTGATGCCTTCCTCCAAGCTTGTCAATATCGACACTTTCACGCAGCTCTTCAATGCAGCTGCTTCTGCCCCGCAAATGAATGCAGAATTCGACATTACTGGAGCATTCGTCTATTGGCTGCAGCTGCAAGGAGCTACTTGGATTGGAGATTTCAAGAGAACTCCAGAACAGGCGGCGGCGATGATGCAGCCTCAAGCTGCGCAGCCTGCTGGCGCTCCTGCTTTGCCTCCAGTCTAATTAAGGACAGATAATGAAATTGCTTAATTTCACCCCCATCCAGCTGCACATGCTTGGCAAAGTGCAGACAGATTTAATCAACAAACTTCTGAATGTTGATTTCAAGAATCCAGCCGACGATGAAGTTCAGCTTCGCTTGCACGCGTATCTGAACGGCAAACTCGAACTGGTAACAGAGCTTCTAGCAGACGAGTGGCCAGATCCAGTCGAACGCCAAGAAGAGTAAGCACGCCCGCTTAAAAACTTTTAGAGGTAATTATCATGGCCGGTCTCTTTGACAATCTCAGCAACATGTTCCGCCCGACGCAGCAAGTCGTCGTTTCTGCTGCTCCCCCGATGGCGCAAGTTAATCCTGGAGCAGGCGCACCAGTCCCACCAGCTGGCAGTGCACTTCCTAATGCTGAAGTGCCTCCGCCTAATGTATTGGACAGCTTCACACCCCTGTGGCAAACTGATCCCAATGCACCTGCGCCTGTCGATCCGCTAGCTGCTCCGCTCTTCAATAGTGATCCTTCCAAGATCGCTGCAGCTGCTGGAAAGATGAACTTCACGCAGGGTCTGACAGCAGAGATGGTGACAGCGGCCATGCAGGATCCTGCTAAGTTTTTGCAGGTGATTAACATGGTAGGCCAGCAAGCAGTTGCAGCCGCTACGCAAGTTTCTACTGCCTCCATTGAGCAGGCACATGCTCGCAACAACGAGCGATTTACCGCAGCACTGCCGGCACGTATCCGAGCAACGCAAATCGATGGTATGCAATCTGAGAATCCAGCGTTGCAGCATCCGGCATCTCAACCACTCCTGCACATGGTGCGGGCACAAATCGCTGCTAAAGAGCCGTCGCTGACAGCTACGCAGGTCCAGGCAAAAGCAGAGCAATATCTCACGGGATTTGCTACGCAATTGAATGCACCTACAGCTGCGCAGGTTCAAACTCAGCAGGCTCAAGGTGAAACAGACTGGAGCCAGTGGTAAATCCTCGTTTAACATCTTAATCTGGAGGCTATCATGCCTGTTGGTACTTTCAATACTTCGCTGCTCACTACTGATCTGGCGAAGAAAAGCTTCTCATCCTACATCACTCGGCTGATGCCGAATGGTCAGGCCCCGCTCTATGGCATTACTTCCATGTTGAAGGAAGAAACTGCCTATCAATACGAGCACGGCTATTTCAGCAAGACGATGCTCTTCCCGAGCGTTACTCTTTCTGGTGCTGGCCAACTGATCGGCGACACGAACTTTATCGTGCTGGATTCCACCAACATCTTGCCTGGCATGGTGCTGCGTGTTGATTCTACTGGTGAGAACGTGCTGGTGTTGACGGTTCCTGACTCTACGCACATCACTGTGCGTCGTGCATTTGGTACTGTCGCTGCTGTCGCAATCGCTGCTTCGGTCAAGCTCTGGATGGTTGGCAATGCTTACGAAGAAGCATCGCTGCGTCCTTCCTCCCTCTTGATCACTGCCGCTCGCGTCACTAACTACACGCAGATCTTCCGCAATACCTGGGCAGTCTCTGGCACCACCGCTGCAACGAGCGTGATCGCTGGTGGCACTCCTGATGCAGAGAGCAAGCAAGACTGCGCTGTCTTCCATGCTACTGACATCGAGAAGGCGCTGATCTACGGGCAGAAATACCAGGGCACGCTGAACAGCCAGCCTATCCACGTGATGGACGGCCTGCTGAACATCCTGGCAACTTCTGCATCTGGCAACATCACGACGCTGGGCGCTACTACTACCTGGACGCAGCTGGAAGCAGCTCTTGATCCGGCCTTCCAGGTTACTACCGATCCGAAGAATCCCAACATGCGGGCAGCTTTCGTCGGTGGTATCGCTCGTCGCGTCATTCACGCCATCTGCCGGCTGCCT